TGCATTTTTTTCCATTTAGGTCTATCTTTTATAAATGGTTCCCAAATATAATTAGATGCATTATTATTATTCCAAGTCATAATACTTGAATTAAACCACATACTTGGTTGACCAAAGTCTCTAATTATACCAAAAGTATCTACATCACCGTGATTTACAAAACAATCTATATTTTTTAATATTACCACATCTAAATCTAAATAAAAATTTTTACCTATTAAGTTTGTATCAGGATTAAATAGTTGTAATTTATTCCACCAACCATCTAAATCAAAAAGCGGAAACTTTTTAAATATAATATCTTTTTTAACTATGTCTTGTAAGTTAACGTGGTCTGTAAAACAATAAAACTTGTGTGGTATGGTCAGGTGTCTCTGTACCATATTATATAATTTTTCTACATAAACTGGTTTATACTTATCACCATAATACACACAACAAAAGTTAAGCATTTTTTTGACTCTGTAGTGTCTTATAGGCCGTGCCGTTGGCAATCTCATCAATTGTAAATTGATTTTCAACTACATACTTTAACCATTCGTTCATAGTTTTTCGACCTGGTCTAAAAGGTTTTTCTATATATTTAATATCGTGTGAGGCCACAGGTGAGGCAATATTGGTCATACTACAAATTACAGGTGTCATATTCATTACGGCATCAATGGCAGTTAAACTCATATTTGTTATTAAACAATGACAATCTTTTAACTCATCTTTTATGTCTATGTTCCACCATTGATTGTTTGGTCTAGGTTTATTTCTTACACGTATCTCACGTGTTGTATATTTTCTAATATCTTCAGATACAATTTTAATCCATTCTTCTTGTGATATACCATTTATATGATAAGTTACCGTAGGTGATGACGGACATAATAGAATATGTTTTGTCTCACCCGTTTTCCAACCCTTAAACTCTACGTCAATCTGTTTGTTTCTAAGTTCTTCTAATCTTTTACCATCGCCCACTCTACCAGACGTTGTATGTAATTGACCTTTTACGATACGAAAGTAAGTTTTGTTTTTGTCATAGATAAAAGGTTCAGGATAACGATTTATCTGTTGTGTTAAATAACCTACATCAACGTACCACCATTCTTCACCTTTTTCCATCACTTCTTTTATATCCTTTAGATTGTTACCACCAAGACCCCAAAAAAAATGCACAGGTTTATCTGTATCAGGCCACCCATTATGTATAGCTGGCCATATCTGATGAGATAAACATTTTGTCCAGTTTATAAAGTGTGTTGTAATCATTTGTTTTTTAATCTATTAAAAGCATAACCATTTGATATTTCGGTCAGAGTATATTGATTTGATAATAAACTATCTATCCATTCTTCTCTATTTTCAGGATAAAAAGGTGTTTCTATATGAGATAAGTCGGTATGAGATACAGGTGCGGCAAAAGACATACTATCGCAAAATGATGGTACGCCATTTATTATAGCATCCACGGCAGCAGTTGATTGTGAAGTAACCACAGCCCAGGCATTTTCCAGTTCTTTCATAAAAGGTATTTTACTGTCTTTTTTTCTTATTCTAATTTCTTTTTGTGTGTGTTGTTTTAATTTATTAATTGTATTTGTTTCCCAATTTGTAAAATCATACCATAAATTAACGTGTTCTGATGGTGACAATACTAACACATAATCGCCTTTTTTAGTCCAAGGTTTAATCTGTATATACTTTTTGTATCTAATTAGTCTTTGTTTATCAGTATCGTTTAATTTATCTATATAAGTTAACATCATATTATTTTTTGTCAAGCGATATATTCTATCATTAAATAGAGAATTATTGCCATGCTTTTGTTCTTTAAAGTAGTAAGCGTGGTCAAAATGGTAGTATGTGTGATTGATTCGTTGGCATTCTTTAATTAATTCACCAGTACCTCTTAATATACCAAATACTGCTATAGGATATTTTGTAAGGTCATTTTTATTAAATGAAGGCCAAACTGTTTGTTCATATTGTTCAACACCTTTAGATTTGGTATGTAATATACCATTGGCACTTTTAACAAAAGGCCTTATTACTTGATCTGTAAGTTCTCTTGTTTCAAAGCCTTGAATCATTAAAGTTCAATTTTTACCATGCTCGTATATACATCATACCACTCACTTGAATAATCACAATTGGCGTAATCTTTAAAATATGGTCCGCCTTTTGTGTAATGAACATTTTTTACTTCTTTTTTATAAGGGTATTCGCCAACCAACCAATTCCACTCTAAAGGTAGAGAGCCTATCATATCTTCACTCTCTAACCATTTAAATTGATGAAGTTCTAAACCACTTGCGTTATTTACATATTCAGGTGTTAAGGTTGTACATTTACCACAATTCATAATCATAAAAGACGACCAGTTTTTCTTTTCATATTTTGTTTGCACTTGGCCTAAAAATTTTACATCTTCTTTGGGTGTATAATCGTGTTTACATACTTGAACGGCATAGTTTTGATTTCTAAGATTCCATAATTCTGCTATGTCAGTTCTCATCAACATATCACAATCCATAAACAGTGCCCAACCTTGATAATGCATTAAATGGGGTATAATAAATCTACTAAAAGAAAATTCTGTAGATGATAGATTATTTCTTTCTCTTAAAAAATCATCTTTGATATTTGGTAAAAAGATTGGTGTAATTGAAACTGGTTTAGTGCTGTGTCTTAATATACTTTCTGATAACACGTGATATGCTATCTTTTCTTTACTATCGTAACCTATAAAAATATTTATCATATTTTTGTACCCACTGTTCTTCTAATTATATCATTATGATTAAACTCAGCCCAATACAATTCAAAAGCAACACCATTTTCTAATCCTTCAAATTGATGTATTTTACCTGGTTTAACTTGTGTAAAATCTCCTGCTTTCAATATAGTTTCATCTATTAATCCACCTTGGTCATCTTGCCAAACTCTTACTAACATTTTACCAGATTCAACATAGAAGCCATTCCATTTAAATTTGTGTTCGTGTTCTGAACATTTATATCCTGCTTTAAACTCTATTCTATGAAATTCTAAAACACCATTAGCATGTATTAGTTCTGTATTACCCCATATTTTGCCTGCTTTCATTATTTTCTACCTTTCAAATTTGGATTAAAATGTTTAGACTCTGCACTGAAACCTTGTAACTTTCTTCTTGGCCCCTTAACGTGGTCGTATATTTGACCCATTACTGATCTGGCCTGAACGTGGCCTTTTGCCTGATCACCTATGTTTATATTTTTAGTATTGTATTCTTTTTCAAATCTTATTCTTACTAAATCCCATATATAACTATCGTGATATTCTTTTTCATTATATAACAAATCTTCATTGTACATCTTCTTCATAGCTTCAAAATAGTTTTTAGTATCTTTGTGTTTTAAATTCCAAGATAAAAAACCACATTCACTATACGTACCACCTCTACCCAAATAAGTCATCATACTGTCTTCTTTATATATATGTTCTTTTATAAAGTCTATTGTAAGTGGATTATGAAATACACTATCAGCATCTACCCATATTAATATATCGTAAGTGTTTTCCTTGATAGCCTCTAATCCAGCTTCTACAACACTATATACTTTATAACTAAATCGAACACCATCTACCCAAAAATCTTTTACAGGCCTACTTTTGTTTCTTTGTACAAAGTCTTTACTATCTTGACCTAGTTCAATAACTTTGTAATCTTTATAAGCTATGTTAAATTTATTTTCTGAATATATCTTTAAATCAAATGGCCAGTTATAAGTTTTTAAAAACTTATGAGCATATTCATTATACAATTTTTCATTAAAAGATGTTATTACTAATACTTTCATATTACATACTCATATTAAATAGTTTATACCAAGAAGAAAACATAACAACTATAAACAATTCTTTTTGTGATACTAAACCAATAGGAGTTTTACCTAAAACTGTATCAAAATTTTTATTGTTAAAATATCTGTTTTCAATATCATTATTGTTTATTTCAAATATATCCATAATTTCTTTATTATTTAGAAGTGATCTAAAATAATCTTTCATAAGCGAATTGTCTTTTGCTGGATTTGCTTTTGTACCTACTGTCCAATCATCAGTAGGAGAACGCCAGCCTGATTTGACTTTTTTAATTATACTATCTGGCAATTTACCTGAATATGATTTTCTCAGTAAATGTTTATTGTTTATAGCGTGGTTAACTCTTAAAAATTCGTGGTTAGCTTTTTCAACTCCTGGTATACTTCTTATGAAATCTCTAAACACATTGCACATCATAGGAAATCTGGCCTCCATACTAAAGGCCATACCTAATTTATCATTACGTATTAAAAAATCTTCAGATAATACCTGTAAACATTCAATGTATAAAAAATCATTTAATGGGTCTTTAGTTAAACCACCTTTAGGTAGCCAAGACATTAAATAATCCCATTGTTCATTTATTGTAATATTTAAATCTTTATTTTTTAAACCTTTATGTCCTGATCTTAACATCTCTAATTTCTTTTTAAATGTTTTATCATCTGTTCTTACCATAGGTACTTGATGATGTTTATAACCAGCTAAGAGTTCATCGCCACCATCACCACTTAAAGTTACAGTCATACCACTATCTGATAATAATTTATTTGTGGCATAATAAGCTGGAAAACTTTTACCTTGTCTAGGTTCTTCTAAAGCCAAAACACATTTTTCTAAATTATTAATCCAATCTTGTTCACCTATTAATACTTCTTTATGATTTGAATTAAATTTTTCTGATAACATTTTTGCCAAGTTAGCATCTTCGTTATAATTACTTTGTTCGTGTGGTTCTACAAACCTTGTTGAAAAGGTATTTGGTTTTGTTTTTGATGAGTGTACTAACTCATAAAATATAGATGAGCTGTCTAAGCCTCCACTTAAAAATAAACCTATCTCTCTACGACCCATTAGAGTCATTTCAACGGCCTTTTTTAATTTTTCTCTTAATAAGTCTGGTATATCTTTTGAGTTGCCAGTATATGGATTTATTCTATCATTATTTACATTTGTTGATTGTTTAGTATTTTTTAACACATCTATTTCTATGATTTCGCCAGGTATTAATTTGTTTATACCTTGAAATAATGTTAGATAACCAGTAACCAATCCTGTGTTGTAGTAATGTTTAAAGGCTTCTTTTGAAACTTTACGTGGAAATCCTAAAGATAATATACTTTTAATTTCAGAAGAAAAAACAAATCTATTATTAAAATTACAATAATAAAAAGGTTTAGCACCATTACTATCTCTTGCTATAATTAATTTTTTAGTTTTTTTATTATAACAGGCAAAGGCATACATACCATCTAATTTGTGTATAAAACTTTTACCATATTGTTCAATACCAGTAATTAATACCTCTGTGTCTGTATTTGTTTTAAATTGGTGATTAATTGTAGATTGTAATTCTTTATAGTTGTATATTTCACCATTATAAATTAAAACATAATCATTGTGAATCCAAGGTTGAGATGAGGCTTTTACCTCATCTACAATAGATAATAAATTATGTCCTAATGTAATATGTTCATCATTCCATTGGCCGTTACCATCAGGACCCCTATGATGTGCCTGTTCTATCATCTTTGCCATAGATTCTTTAGAAGGCCAAAATATACCGTGTATAGCACACATATTATTCTTTTAAATGACTCCTTAATAAATCAACGTCTGCTTTAAAATATCTATCACTTTTCTCCCAAGAATGTTTATCAAACCAAGTCCATTGTCTTGATTTCTTACCTGTGTTATCATCAGCATAAGCCCCTTTAGGGTGTTTAAACAATATATCTAAAGGTATAAAACGGCCTAATGTTTCGCCTAATTTTACCAAGTATGTGTCGCCGTATCTATGTAAAAATTGTGGAGCATAAAAGAAACCTAATAGATTAAATACGGTTCTACTCATAGCTGGAAAAGGGTGTTTACCCCTTTCATCTCTTACACCTATAAAGAATATATTATCTTTGTTGTATTGTTTAGCGGCCTCTTCCATTTTAACGTCCCAATCTTTAGTAACTATACCAACATCATCACCCATTAACATTATAATATCACCTTTACATTTACCAGCCAATATAGTCCACATATGACCTGTAAATGTAAATCTATCGACCATATATTCTTTATGTTTTAATTGTTGAAATAAATTAATATAATCATTTTTAACTTCATCATCATCTTGTATATAAAACCATAGTTCATTTTGATTTGTTTGTGTATTACGAAAATCAATTATCATCTTTCTAACATTTTCTACACGGCCTCTTGTTGGACAAATTAATGAAATCATTTATACCTACCTACTATTTCTTTTATGGTTTCTTTTAATGTATATTTTATTTTCCAATTAAAATGTGTGTATAGTTTATCTAAATTAGAAATATACCATTGATGATCACCTATTCTATTTTGTTCTTTAATCGTGTAATTCATTTTTACTTTAGTATAATCTTCTATAATATTTACTGCTTCTAATATTGAACAACTATTATCTCGGCCTCCACCAATATTATAAACCTCACCTTTTTGAGGTAATTCATAAAAATGCCAAAAACAATTTATTAAATCATAACTATGAATATTATCTCTTACTTGTTTACCTTTATAACCATATATTGTATAGGGTATTTTTTCTACATTAGCTTTTACTAAATAATTTAAAAAACCGTGAAGTTCAGCACCAGCATGATTAGGGCCAGTTATACAACCAGCTCTAAAGATACCTGTTTTTAATCCTATATTTCTACCATACTCTTGTGCTAATAAGTCACCAGCACATTTAGAAACACCAAACAAACTATGAGTTGAGTTATCAATGGACATAGTTTCGTCTATACCATAATAATAATTGTGTGAAGTATCTATTTCATATCTTGTTTCTTTTTCTTTTAATGGTAATCTATTAGGCGTATCGCCATAAACTTTATTTGTTGATACTTGTATAAAGACGGCCTGATTTGAATATATCTTTGTAAGTTCTAATAAATTTAAAGTGCCTGTAGCATTTATATTAAAATCTGTAAGTGGTTCTTTAATAGCCCAATCGTGTGATGGTTGAGCAGCAGCGTGTATAATTAATGTTATATCTTTACCATATTGTTTAAATATCTTTTCTAAACCATTATACGATCTTATATCTATACTTTTATGTTTATATTTTTTGTATTTTAATAATTCTTTTTTAATATTTTTAGTGCTGGCTTCTTCACCAAAAAAATATTTTCTTTTGTCATTATCAATACCCACAACATCTAAGCCTTTATTAATTAAAAACTTGACCGCTTCAGAACCTACTAAACCTTGTGAACCTGTAACAAGTGCTATCATTTAGGTATATCCTTATGTTCAATATGTTGTAATCTGTGTATTAAGTTTTTATCTTCTTTTGTTTCTACAAGATATCCTTCAATTCTGTCATATCCTTTTTCTTTAGCATATAAAACTCTTTTATTTCCTATGTGTACATAGAAAGATGAATATAATTCTCCTGTTGACGTTTGATGATGTGGATTTTTAGGTAATATTCTTTTAATAACCCATTCAGGTTTACCAGTTGTTACAACTATTGGCCATAGCATACCGTGATTATCAAAACTCTTAAAATAATCAAATTGATTTGATCTATTTTTAATCCAATCTAAAGATGGTATAATTCTAATTTCGTTTAATGGTAATTCTAATACTTTAAATTTTATTTCAGATAAATGATTTTTAGCTCTTAGTATTTTCATAACCAGTCTTTGCTATATAATATGCGTCAATTACATCTGTTACAGGATTGTTAAGCGTGGGTATATCAAACGCTTTCATAAGATTTGTATTTGTATCTTTTGTAAACTGTTCATACATCTTTTGTTTGTCTGCATTACCCTTGGTTGTGGCAAACTTTTTTACAACACTTGGTACTAATACTTTATAGTCATACTCTTTTAATCTATATTTTAAAATACCACAATTTTCTGCGATTTGAAATACAGCCTGACCCTTACTACCATAAGAATAACCCTCAATAAAAATTTTAGGAGATGTATATTTTTTTATGATGTTTAATACAAAGTTAGATAGATTTTCAAATCGTTGAATAGGGTCTTTGTATTCTGTATGTTCTATACCAAGTATATTTTTCATCATATAACCTATATGTTTTTTTTTACTTGTTAAATAAAAAAATTTACATTTATCAAAAGTAAAATCACCCTTACTAACACATACCGCTGGTGAATTTAAACTATAATCAATCCCAATTATCGTCACCTGACTCACTACTTTCCTCATCTATCTCGTGGTTGCAAAATGGACACGATAATGGTTTCATATCGTATTTTTCACTATCCCACATCAATATATATTTAGTCTCACAGTGAGGACAAGTTTTTTGAGCCTTAATTAACATTACAACTTGAATTTCTTAAACTGGTCTTTCTTAACATCTTGTTGCACACCACCAATGATATAACTCTCTATCTCTGTCTCTTGTGGTGCATTTTGCATAGACTTACTATTTAACCAGTGGTCAATCCAAGGTAAGGGATTAATCTTTGTATCGTATCTAGGTTCTAAACCTATGGCCTTCATTCTTCTATTTGCGGTATACTCTACAAATTGGTGTAATAATTTTTCAGATAGACCTATCATTGAACCTTGTTTGAAAAGATATGTTGCCCACTGCTTTTCTGAATTTACTGCGTCATCATACATCTTGTAAGTTTCTTTTTCAGTATCTCTAATTATCTTTAACATAGTCTTATCGTTTTCAACCTCACGATAGTTATTAATAATTCTTTGTGATACTGCAAGGTGTTGACTCTCGTCTCTTGCGATAAACGATATAATTTTTGCTGAACCTTCTAATAGTTTTAACTCACCAAAGGCAAAACTACAAGCAAACGATACATAAAATCTTAAACCCTCTAGTATGTTTACAGTTATTAGAGCCTTCCATAATCTTTTCTTTAATTCATACTCATCTATCTTTTCTGGTGTAAGATGATACTTGTAACCAAGTTCAATTAAATCGTCATAAGTTTTTGTAATTGTATCTGCTCTTTCTTCAATCTTTTTATCTTCTATGATTGTATCAAATACATCTGAAGGGTTTGCATATAAATTTTTTATAATGTAAGTATATGACCTACTGTGTATTGTTTCCATAAAGTCCCAAGTTACAATACAACCTTCTAATTCTGGTAGAGAACAAAATGGTAAGAATGCCAAACACGGACCACGGCCTTGCACACTATCTAACATTGTTTGATATTTTAAATTAGATGTAAATATATTTTTTTGTTCAGGTCTTAATTCCTGATAGTCACTTCTATCTTTTTGTAAAGATACCTCTTCTGGTCTCCAAAAAAAACCAAGTTGCTGTTGTGTAAGTTTATCAAATATAGGATACTTAAATGTATCATATCGTTGAACGGCAAGGTCTTCACCAAAAAACATATTTGCTTTTGTAAAGTCTAAGCCCTTTGATTTGTTAAATACTGATCTACTCATAAATTACTCCATTATATAGTACACGACTCACAGTTTTCTGCTGAATCATTTGTTTTATTTTCTGGCACGTTATCGTTAAAACCAAGAGGATGCGCCGGTTCATCTTCGTCTTTCTTACCATCATAAGTGTTTTGATAGTAAGATGTTTTCCATCCATACTTATACGTTGTTAACAAGTCTTTTATCATTTCTGACATTGGTGTTTGTTTACTCTCGTAATTTTCAGGATTATAAGACCAGTTACCGCTAATGGCCTGGTCAAAATACTTCTGCATTACAGATACTACATTTATATATCCATCATTGGATTTCATATCCCATAATAGAGTATAAAAGTTTTTTAATTGATTGTAATTGGGTACTATCTGTTTTAAAGGACCCTTTTTAGATTTTTTAATTGACATATAGTCTCGTGGAGGTTCAATACCATTTGTCTCATTTGAAACAACACTTGACGATTCTGACGGCATTTGAGCAGAGAGTGTGCTATGTCGAAGGCCATGCTCAACAATTTCCTTACGTAATTTCTCCCAATTATATGATAGTTTTCTAGTAACTATCTCATCTACGTCTTTTTTATAGGTATCAATTGGTAAGATACCGTCAGAATATTTTGTTCGACTAAAGTATTCACATTTACCTTTTTCTTTAGCTAGTTGTAAACTTGATTTTAATAGATTGTATTGAAATGCCTCTGTTAATTCATCAACTAATTTCCAAGAGGCTTTTTCAGAATACATTACTTTATTTCTTGCAAGATAGTGTGCCAATCCAATATAACCTATACCTAAACTTCTTCTTGCCTTTGTAGATATCTCTGCCGCCTTTACTGGGTAGTGTTGATGTTCAATTATTTCATCAAGTGCCCTTACAGATAAATCACATAATAATTCTAGTTCCTCAAAATCTTTTAGTGTACCTAAATTAATTGCTGATAATATACATAGTGCAATTTCTCCCTCGCCGTCAATGTGTTGTATAGGTTTTGTAGGTAATGTAATTTCTTGGCATAGATTTGACATTGTAATGGTATCATTAAAAGATGAGTGTGTATTACAATGGTCAATATTCATAATGTATATACGACCAGTCTCTGCTCTTTCTTTTAACATACTTTGAAATAAAGTTTGAGCAGAAATCCTTTTCTTTTTAATTGATGTTTTCTTTTCATAACTCTCGTATAGTTCATCAAACTTTTCTGTACCCCACGTATCATATAACTCTGGCACGTCGTGTGGTGAAAATAAAGTTATACTCTCATCATCTAAAAATCTTTGATAAAATAATTTTGATAATTGTATCGAGTAGTCTAATCTTCTAACTCTATTGTCTTCTGTACCTTTATTATTTTTTAAAACTAATATATCTTCAATCTCTTGGTGCCATATTGGAAAATGCACTGTGGCACAACCGCCTCTTACACCGTTTTGTGTGCAACACTTTACAGTCGCTTCAAATTTTTTAAGAAAAGGTATTACACCCGTGTGTTGTACCTCGCCACCTCTTATACGTGAATTAATACCTCTTATACGACCAGCGTTGATACCGATACCAGCCCTTTGAGCAATATAACGACCAACAGCCATATCCCCACTAAAGATAGAAGGAAGAGTGTCATCAATATCAACAAGAACACAACTAGCGTACTGCCTAATAGGAGTCCTAACACCCGCCATAACAGGGGTGGGAATATTGATTTTAAACCTCGAAATCGAGTCATAATATTTTTTAACATAAGTCATTCTCTTTTCTTTTGGATAATTTGCAAAGATGGTTGCAGAAATCAACATATACATAAACTGAGGTGTCTCAAATATGTTACCCGTACTACGATCTTGTACCAAATACTTATCTATGACTTGTCTTAATCCTGCGTAAGTAAAATTATAATCTCTTGTATGATCTAACCATAAGTTCATACGGTCAAACTCTGACTTATCATACCAAGTTAAAATATTTTTATCATATACGCCTCGTTCAACACATTTTTTTGTATGGTCGTATAGGTGTGGGTGATCCCATAGTTTATGAAATATTCCTTTTCTTAAACTAAACAATAATAATCTTGCCGCAACGTATTGATAGTTAGGCGTCTCTAAGGATATTAAATCTGCCGCTGAACGTATGAGTATCTGTTGTATCTCATTTGTGGTAACTCCATCATAAAACTGTAGACCGCTTTTCATCTCAACAAGTGAGGCGGACACACCTGATATATCTTCACAGGCAAACTCAACCATCTGGTGTATTTTTTCTATATTGAGAGCCTCTTTATCTCTCTCGCCTCGTTTAACAACAAATATTTTTTCTATCGTCATACTTTACATTTTTTCCAGTTGTTTAATTCATTGAGAGCGGAAAGTCCTGTGTGTGTATTGTTACTTATAATACTTTGAATTTCTAAAACTGTCAATCCTGACATCGCCAAATCGTTTACATCTTTAGATTGTAGTGACTTGGGCCAAATAAAAATATTATAATTTTTTTCTAATACTTTATACATACGTTTTACTATCTCAACGTTTCTTGGTTCGTTATCAAAAATATAAGTAACATTTTTTGGATTTACATTTTTTATAAAAAGGTCTGCACCCGCAGCGGCAAGACAGTTGTCTATAAACAAACTATCAATTGGACCTTCTGTAATGTAAATATGTTTTTGAAAGTTTACTCTTTCTAAACCATATATCTTTTGTTTTGTTTGATCTAATTTAATCGTAAGATATTTTGGTTGTTCATTAAAGAATGCTCTACCTTGAAAAGCAAATATGTTTCCCATTGTATCATAAAAAGGTATAATTAGTCTTGGATGGTCTTTTGTTAAATCTTTATAGGTATTTTCATAACATTTATTTACAGTTACCATAAATTCATTTGTATAATATAATATATCAAAATATTTTTCTGGTATTTTTCTTTTTATAACATATTTTTTTGCCGGGTGATTATTTGGTAATTCTTCAATTGTAGATAACTGTTCTATCCAATCTGCTAATAGTTGTGTATATCCCTCACTAAAATGTGGTGGTTTGATATCAAACTTTGGTTTTGGTGTCGCTGGCGTTGACCCTTTATATCTTTCCATAACGTATTGATTATGAAGATGAGGGTCTAAAAACTTTAAAAAATTATTTAAATTTTGTCCCATACCACAATTGTGACACTTAAAAAACATATCGTTCTTTACACGATATAAAAAACCTCTTGCCTTTGTGCGACTTTTTTTAGAATCACCACAATGAGGGCATCTAAAGTTAAACAAGAAATCATTTTTTCTTTTAAATAACTTTAGTCTGGACGATACAATATTAATATATTTTAAATCAATATAAGACGACATAACACATCATCTAATATACTATAATTGATTTAAAAAGTCAACCTAAAATAAACTGATTAATTTACTAAAATCTTTTGTAAGTATGGCTATTAATACAATTGCAGCACCAAATAATACCCATTTTAATTTTTCAAGCATTGTAACTCTACCACCTATATCGTTTCTTAAAGCCTTTATTTCTATAAGTAATCTTCTTTCAACCTGATTAATTTCTCTCTGTAATTCTCTATATACGCTATCTATCTCATCTGCACGGTCTTTTATCTTTTCAAATATTACTTCGTCAGTTTTTTCTGATTGTTGTATCTTTTCTTCGTGTACGGCCAACATAGATTTAATTGATGACGAGACATCTGTAAGTTTATCAATAGCGGTATCTAACCGTATATTAATACTATTTACATTTTGAATGTCTTTTTTTAGACCTTCTATTTGAACCTTTAAATCTGTTGTACCGTTTTCTGCCATATTTTTCTATCTCTTAAAGAGACGTTTTTTAAACAGCAATAATTTAATTACTAGTGTACGCCGACAATACGTCTTTGTATATTTGTTGCTGTGTTATATTTATTTTATTTAATAATTCAACACTATTTGCATAACGAGCACCTGCCATTAAACTTATTATAAAAATTATCACTATGAATACTTTATACAATTTTTTTCTTTGATTATTCATCATTTAGTATAAGGTAAGCACAAGTAACAATAACAATAACGGTAAACGCAATAAGTAAATCCATTTTACTCCTTACTGTTTGTTGTGATTATTTTTTCTTATTTAACTTGTCGAGTGCTCTACC